GTTTTGCAAATTTAGCAACAGACTTTACAAATGGTGGTAGGCTTTATTGTTCTTTAACATATGAAGCATCCTAAAATTTTAACAATATACCTAGTGGATTCTAGGTACGGACAAAGGAGAAAATAGAATGGCAATAACAAAAACAATAGTAGAAGATAAGATTGAAGTTGTAGGAGACTACAAAGCTATACAAATAAGAACAGCTACTGTAATAAAAGAAGATGGCACAGAGCTTACAAGGTCTTTCCATAGGAAAGTACTTGATTGCGTATCATCTGTAAAAAATGCTGATGATTCTTGGACACATACAGATACAGATGTATCAAGTGAGTCTACAGAAGTGCAAGGCATTTGTACAGCAGTATGGACTACTACAGTTAAGAACGCTAAGAAAGCTGCTAACGAAGCTTCAGGCATATAATTAATGGCAAGTAGTCAACCCTATACAGTCGCAGTAAACGGAGGTTTAGTAAGCTCATCTAATGTTATAGATTTGCTTAAGACACCCGGAGTTGCAAAAGACTTAAGAAACTTTGAAGTCTCTACAGAGGGTGGCTATAGAAGAATTAATGGGTATCAAAAGTTTGGTACTACAAGTGCTACAAAACCTACAGGAAGCGTAACAAATATACTAGGTGTATTTACTTATGCAGATGGTGTTATAGCTACTGCAGATACTGGTATATTTTTTAGTAATGATGGACAGACTTGGTTAAACATAGGCAGAGATTCTGTATCAGGTAGTGGAGATAACTACACAGCCTTTACAGGAAGAAGTACACTAACAAGAACTTCACAAGGTCAATGTCAGTTTACATTGTTTGATGGTGCTACATTTGATTATGGTCAAGTTATTATATCAGATGGAGCTAACAAGCCTTACATATTTAGAATGGAAGGTACAGGAGCATTAACATCTAGAACATTCTTTGCAGAAGAAATAACTGTAACAGGAACTAAAGGTGTTAAATATGTTACAACTCACGATAAGCATTTAATAGCTGCAGGAGTTGAAGATAATTTAAGTACAGTATTTTATAGTGCTACATTAGACCCTACAAGTTTTAGTGGTACTGGTTCAGGCTCAATAGTCTTAGAGGACCAGATAGAAGGAATCAGAGGATTCCGTAACGAATTATTTATATTTTGTACAAATAGTATATTTAAATTAATAAACATAAATGATTCAAGCAATATAGCTATTGTACCGGTAACAAAGAATGTTGGTTGTTTAAGTGGCTATAGTATTCAAGAGATTGGTGGTGACTTAATATTTTTAGCACCAGATGGATTAAGAACAGTTGCTGGTACAGCGAGAATCGGAGATGTTGAGTTAGGTACAGTTAGTAAAGCTATACAGCCTTTAGTAACTGAACTAGCAGAAAACATAAATACATTTATTATAAGTAGTGTTGTATTAAGAGATAAATCACAATATAGATTATTTTATACAAACGCTAGTTTAGAACAAACACAACAAAAAGGAATTATAGGAACACTAAGACCAAATGGATTTCAATGGTCAGAGACAAGAAGTTTAGAAGTTACTGCTATAGGTTCTGGATTTGATAGTAATAATGTAGAACAATATTATCATGGAGATACAAATGGTTTTGTTTATCAACATGATACAGGTAATAACTTTGATGGTTCTAATATACTAGCAAGATATGAAACACCTAATTATGATTATGGTGATTTAGGAACACTAAAGACTTTACACTATGTCAGAGTATCAGCAAGTTCAGAAGGTATTGTTGAACCAGACATACAAGTAAGATTTGATTATGGTAATACAGATATACCTCAACCATCAGATTTATTTGATATAGGAGTTATTAATCCACCTTCAAAGTTTGCAGATGCATTGTTTAATACTAATGTATTCGGTGGAGGAGATAATCCTTTAATAAGAGTTCCCTTACAAGGAAGTGGAACAAGTAACAATTTTACAATTATAAGTGATGATACAAAAGCACCATATACGATAAATGGTTTTTATGTAGATTACATACCTTCGGGCAGGAGATAAGATATGGCAATAACAAAAGTAACAAGAACTCTTTTAAGTACGGGTATTGTAGATAATAGTAATGCTACAGCTATAACTATTGATAGTAGTGAAAATCTAATTATGACTGCTGGTGGTACTATTCGTGCTGGTGGTGCAAATGATTTAATTTTAGATGCTGGTGAAAGTGGAACGCCTGATATTTATTTACAATCAGGTGGTTCTACAAAAGTTAAAATTGAAGGTAGTAATGGCAATGTTGGAATTGGAACGACTAGTCCTTCAAGCAAATTACAGATTATGGGTGGCACAAGTGGTGTAGACCAAATAAGCCTTTCTAGTAATTTATCTGATAATACAACTAAAGATGCTGGAATTATTATGACAATGTATACCAATAATACTGCTGCTCTAATTGGTGGTTTAGCAGTAAATGGTAACACCTCTTTAGTTTATGGTTCTTCAGGTACAGACCATAGAGGAGTTACCAAGCATATTTGGTATACGAATACTAACTACAACTCTACAAGTGGCAATACAGAAAGAATGCGTATTAATTCTTCAGGTCAAGTATTTATAGGCACTACTACCGAAGTTGATTCTAACTGTACTGCATTGCATACAAAAGCAACAGCTTCTACCAAATGGGTACAGGCTATGAGTGGTGTTGATAGAGGCATGGTCACATATACAACAGCAACATCAGGAACAGTTTATTTTGATTACTATATATATAATGGTAGTGTTGTTGGTAATATAAGTTCAACAGGTTCATCAACAGCTTACAACACATCTTCAGATTACAGATTAAAAGAAAATGTAAATTATACTTGGGATGCAACCACAAGATTAAAACAATTAAAACCAGCTAGATTTAATTTTAAATCTGATGAAACAAATACATTAGTTGATGGTTTCTTAGCTCACGAAGTTTCAAGCATAGTTCCTGAAGCTATATCAGGTGAAAAAGATGCAGTTGATAGCGAAGGTAATCCTGAATATCAAGGCATAGACCAAAGTAAATTAGTACCATTACTGGTAAAAACAATACAAGAACTAGAAGCAAGAATAACAACATTAGAAGGATAATAGGAGATATAAATGGCAGGATATACAAGACAAAGTTCTTTTGCAGATGGAGATACAATTACTGCTGCATTATTCAATAACGAATATAACCAGTTAGTAAATGCATTTCACAACTCTACAGGACATTCACATGATGGCACAGCAGCTTCTGGACCAGTTATAGGATTAATTGGTGATGCAGGAGAAACTTCTCCAAATAACAAAGTCTTAATAGACACTACAAATAATCATATAGAATTTTATGTAGAAGTATCTTCTAATCCAGTACAACAAATATACATAGGTGATGGTGCTATAGCTCCAGTAACAGATAGTGATGTAGACATAGGTACAACAAGTTTAAGATTTAAAGATGCATTTATAGATTCTATAACTACTACAGGTAATGTAGATGTAGGTGGTAATCTAACAGTAACAGGTACTACAACATTTAATGGTGGTACTATTACTATGGGTGATGCAGCTACAGATAATGTAGTCTTTGGAGCTGATGTAGACTCTAACATTATTCCAGATGATGATGACAGTTATGACTTAGGTAGCTCTTCACAAGAATGGAGAAACTTATTTATTGATGGTACTGCAAACATTGATAGCTTAGTAGCCGATACAGCCGATGTAAATGGTGGTACTATTGATAATACTATTATTGGTGGTTCTACTCCAGCAGCTATAACAGGTACAGCAATTACAGGTACTAGTTTTGTAATAGGTAGTGCTGACATATCTGAAGCAGAACTAGAAACTATTGATGGAGTTACAGCAGGAACTGTTGCAGCTTCTAAAGCAATAGTAGTAGATAGCAATAAAGACTTTACAGGTGCTAGAAACATTACACTTACAGGAGAACTTGATGCAGGTTCATTAGATGTATCAGGTAATGTAGATATTGATGGTACACTTGAAGCAGATGCTATTACAGTTAATGGTACAACATTATCAGAAACTATATCCGATACAGTTGGAGCTATGGTTGGTTCTAATACAGAAACAGGTATATCAGTTTCATATGATGATTCAGACAATACATTAGACTTTGTAATTGGAGATGATTCTATTGTTAGTTCAATGCTTGATACTAATATAGATATTGCAGGTACTTTAGATGTTACAGGAGTTCTTACAGCAGATAGTAATGCTACTGTTGCAGGTACACTAGGAGTTACTGGTGTAGCTACTGTAGGTGGTCTTACAATAGGTAGTGCAGTTATTACAGAAGCAGAACTAGAAATATTAGATGGTGCTACTGTTACTACTGCAGAATTAAATATTTTAGATGGTGTTACAAGTACAGCAGCAGAACTTAATATCCTTGATGGGGTAACAAGTACTGCAGCAGAACTAAACATCTTAGATGGCGTTACAGCTAGTGCAGCAGACATTAATCTTATAGATGGTATAACAAACGGAACAGTAATAGCAAGTAAAGCTATTATAACAGATTCAAACAAAGACATTACTGGTGGTAGAAATATTACTATTAGTGGTGAATTAGATGCAGGGTCACTTGACATATCAGGCGAGGCAGACATAGGTGGAACATTAGCAGCTGATGCAATTACTATTGCTGGTGTTACATTAGCAGAAACAATTAGTGATACTGTTGGTGCAATGGTATCAGGAAATACTGAAACAAATATAACAGTTACATATGATGATAGTGATAATACACTAGACTTTGCATTTAGTGGTTCAGCAGATACTACAGGTAATGCTGCAACAGCAACAGCTTTAGCAACAGCTAGAACAATACATGGTGTATCATTTGATGGTACAGCAAACATAGACTTAACAGAAGTCGTACAAGATACTGTAGGAGCTATGGTATCTTCAAATACTGAATCAGGTATTACAGTAGCTTATGAAGATAGTGATGGTACTTTAGACTTTACAGTAGGAACACTTAATCAAAACACTACAGGTTCAGCAGCTACTTTAACAACTGCAAGAACTATAGGTGGTGTAA